TCAGAATCAAGAATAGCTCTAATATCATTAGGCTTATTCCTAAGCATATGATTGCCAATCTTAACGAGTTCAGATCGCCATTTTGTTGCAATCTTTTGTCGTCCGGAAAAAGTAAGTGAGTTATAACTCCCTTCAAAGTGGTCACTTAGACCTCCTAGGAAAGAACCCACCTGATCTTGAAAGTTATAGAAGTCTTCAGGACTAAAATTTCTTTCAAAGGCAGTATTTAGAAATGGTCGGAAAGACTCACCAGACTGTGGCCCAATAAGTCCTCTCTCATAAATACGTGCACGATGATCTATGAATGGATGATTACTAAAGGCTAGATCTTTCTTTGTTAACCATTCCATTGCTTTGAATCTTTCATACGTATCACCACGAGATGTTATATATTTCTTATACGTATTGAGATCATTGTAGAATTGTGCCTTACCCTTATCATCTTCAAAATACAATAATTTATTTGTAAAATTATAAAAATCCTTATCTACTTTGTATTCAGCCTTAGCCGCCCAATTCAAGGCATTGACAAAATCTTTATCAATAAAAGCATCAGGAAAATCGCTGAAACTAGAAGTAGAAGTGATAGGTATACGAGTATCTTCATATCCTAACAAACCTCTATCTATAAAATATGTTTTGTAACCCTCTCGAATTACAAGTCTATTTTTTGGAGTTGTTACTCCTACTCTTAGACCGAATTCAACTTTTCTTGTTAAAGCGGCATAATCGAGAATTCTAGGATCACGAATGGCAATATTATAAGAAAGCGTATCATAATATGGCCCAAAATAATTACCACTCATTCGGCTCTTCATACGACGCTTCTGAACACCGAATGTTTCGATCTCAAAGAATTTCTTTGTATTTCTTGCTTCTAATAAATCTCTACCTAATTTAAACCATTCATTCCTAGAACCATTTAAATTAGCAAGATTATAGAGATCTCTACCTAGTGATACTGCAAATTGATCTCTATCTGGGGAATCTGCAAGTGATAGTCTATGTGCAAATCTTAAATAAAATTGTTGTAATTCCCTATCTGATACTCTAGCTTTAATCTTTAAAGGTATTTTATAATCAAATACATTACGGAGTTCTTTAGCAATAGTGGGTGCAACTTTATCTTCCCATTTATTTCTTTTTAAAATATTATCTATAAAACCATCATGAAGCTCTTGTAACTCTGTTGGACCTAAAACAGGATCAATATAGGATGGCAAAGCAAGTTTCTTTAATACATCAGCATCTTTACGTATTTGAGTTTCTATTGCATCAGATATATTCGTGACATCAAATTTCAATTGAGCCTGAGTAACTGCTTTAAAATTTGCCCAAGGCTCAGGATTATCTCGATATCTACCAAAAACTATTCTAAGGTTATCTGCAATAACTGCTCTCTCATTCATACTCATCTTATCTTCAAGACGAGTTAAAATCTTAGTTATAAATTCTTTATCCTTATCTTTTAACTTATCACTTTCACTTAATAACCTAAGTGCATTATTATATACTTCAGGTTTAGGCTGGTAAAAGCGTGTATCCTCATATCTTCGTGTAAATGGGTTGAAGATCAGTTGATCTTCCCTTGGCGGAAATCTAAGCACTCTATTCTTTGTGGCTCTCTTGTTACCAAGAAGAACACCACGATAGTTAGTTAGTGACAGAGTACCATCTAATTCGCCAGATTGAAGGAGGTAATAATCTGATAATGTCTGAGATAATTTATCATCATTTATAAAATCATCTGGACTACTAGCACCTAGCTGCATAGAGTCTAACTTCTGTCTTGCAGCAGCAAATCTTCTAGTATCTCCAGGAATTACGTAACCATTGTCTGTCATTGCACGTAACTCTCGAATACCTAAAGAGTTACCTTGAGCATTAGTAAATTGTTTAAGTTCTAATTCACCTTCATCAAACAATTTAACTTTTTCGTAATCACCAAGATGCTTAAGTTTAACATCTTGATCCTGTCTACTCAACCAATTACTATAAGACTCTTTAAGAGGAGTCTGACCATCATAGAACGCTATCTGATCTTTTGTGAGATCCTTAATATTCTTTCTACGTACTTGAGCAACACCTTCTAACTTTGAAATATCGGCCCAAGATTTAAATATAGGAATAGTTGTAGACCTACAGTTAAAATGAGCAGGAGGTAAATGCTCTGTATCTCCGATAGGATAAATAGTTCCATCTCTAAATGCACATAATGGTGTTGTTCTATCATCTAAAACAGCTACATATTGCCAACCAATTAAAGCCTTTTTGTTAGCATCATAAACAGTGTGATCTGCCTGAGATGTTACAGATGTAACTGCTGTTATTACTAATGCTTTAGACTGCGCCCTAGAAATATTGTGAACATTACCTTTGCGTACCATTAATGCTATTTCGTCTAAAGTCTTATTTTCGGAGATGCCACGTCGAATAAGAGCTTCAAGACGTTTCTTTTCACCAAGACTTACACCATTCCAACCTGCAGCTAATGTCTTGTCAGAATACAATGGTCTTTTTAAAACAACTTCTTCAGCAAGATTAGTTGCAGGTCTTTCTGGGTTCCATATCTTACCCATAGACGTTTCTACTGTCTGATAAGCATATGAAACTTGATCTGTAAAAAGATCTAAAAGAGATCTTCTAGTAGTAGTATAAGCTTCTTGATAAGTTTTCTTAAGTTCTAAGTCAATAGCCTCAAGAAGAGCCTTTCTACCTCTCACGGAAAGGTCGCCCTTCGTGAGGACATCTAGTACACGTATTTCATGCCCGTCAATGACCACCCTTATTTTATCATTGACGCGTCTTTCATAGAGCCTTATCATAGCGGCTCTATCTACCACTCTGTCATAGATTTGTGTGTTAGCATTAACGGATTTGGCCATTTAACTAAATAAACCCTTTTACATTCGATTTCTTTGGAGGAATAGGGCTTTGCTTTTTCTTCTTAGCAGCTTCTATACGTTTCTTTAAACGTTCTTGATGCTGTTCAAAAGTTTCAGCTTTTACCTTCTTTTCGGTAGCCATATTTAAACTGTTGATGCAAATTTCTTAATTCTGTTCTTAGCTTTCTTTTTAATAGATTCAACAGTAGACTTAACAGCAGTAACACCTTTATTAATTTTAATACTTGAAGCCTCTACTGCTCTATCAACTTTAGTTCCTACTTCACGGCCAGTCATATGACCCCTGGCTTCACCCATAGGACTTACTTTAGCAGCTACTGCGCCAACTTTACGACCCGCACTTGCGCCTTGAATCGTTCGTTTAGCGACTGTTGTACCTTTGTCTAAAAGACTTCTAGACTTAAAAACACCTTTAACTTTATTTTCAGTATTACCGACAGCAAGGCCGGCTCTAGCACCAATTGCTGCACCTTTAGCCTGAAATTTTACAGACTCAACAGCACCACCAATTGTAGAGCCTACTTTTGCAGCAGTCCCTGCAATTTTCTTATGAGGCCCAGAAGCATTTTTATTGCCTCTTAATGCAGCCGAAAGCTTAGAATTTGTAGCCATTACTCTTGTCCTGTTTGTTGAGATTGATCATTAGGTACTAGTCCTAATTTCGTTGCACCAAGTTGTTCTGCATAAGTTAGGTTAAGGTTATCTGTTACCTTTTCCATTCCCTCTTCATCTATTTCTTTCTTACCCGCTTTATCATCATAATCCGATGGTAACATTTCATTTTGCTTAAGGAGGATAAGCCAAACAGACCGTGGTATAAGACCTTGTTGATACCACTCAGTTGCAAGTCTAAGCCAATCAGCACCTAATGGAGTTGTTGTAAAATCAGCAGAAAGACTAAATTCTACAGCAGTAGCTTTAAGATCAGTTTCAAATCTCCAATTAATCATAAATGCAATAACTTGACAAAAGATATTACTAATACGATTATTTAAAGAACCTAATTGTGCTGTCTGTGCTGCATTCCTTATTTGCAAAGCTATACCTGATTGATCCACTTCAGGCGTAAGCATTCTAATGCCTAACTTAGCCATTTCTTCAATAGCTGCAGCTATGGCCCTATCCATATCAGCTAAAGCAGCTGTTGGTGTATCAAGAACAGTAGCAGTAGAACCTTCAGGAAGTATTATCCAAGAGCCCAAACCAGCGCCGACAATCTCTTCAAATTCCTCTCTACTTATAGGACCTGTAATTACAGGTGTATAAGTCGCAGCACCATATAGT